AAACTAGAGAGATCTCGTGTAGTTCAGACTTCGTGATCGTATTACCGTCCATCTCCATAGGCATGAAACCTACTGAGAACGAGTTAAGTATACCTTCCATCATAAGCTGCTTGGCTGCACGAGCTTCCTCGGTGGCAGAACTAATCAATCCTTTGAACATAAGCTTACCTTTGCCGGAGGTCTTGTCGATCCATACCTTCGTGGCCTTACCTATTGGTTTGGTGTGATCATGCATGAATAAGAGGATAGGATTGTCTTTGTAGCTCTTTAGATCCCAGCCATCAGCTTTAACTATATCGCCGTGTCGGTCTTTCATCTCGCTGGATGCAATCGCAGTGAACTCGTCTGCCGATTTCTCTGTGATAACTGCCTTTGTATAGTTCACGTTTTACTCCAAGTTTATTGTTCTAGCTTATTGATACATTGCATTTAATATTTCGTCAACAACTAGCTCACACTTGCCAATTCCGCACTATCCGCTGCATCGTTTAGGGTTTTACCAGCACTACCAGTAATCGTATGTGCAGATAGTGGCTCGTCCCATACCCCAGTGATACTTGGCATAGTGGCTATAGTAGGGGCAACAGGTAAACCAGCAGCCCATAAATCCAAACTTCCGAGATCTACCTGGTAGCCAGCGGGATAAGCTACGTTTACGTCATCTACATAGAAGTATCGGTTAGTCCCAGTAGCGTCAGTTGCACCAGTTACTTTAACGGTAACTTGTCCATAAGAAGTTGCAGGGGTGAATGTAACGGCGAGTTGTTGCCAGCCCGTTGCACCAGTAGCTACTGATGAGAGGGTTGTGCCGTTGTCGTAATTCACTGAAAGTGTTGGCTTGGTATGTGTACCAGCGTAGTAAGCCGCATTGTTAATGTACACCCAACAAGTAATGGTCATAGTTTTAGTTGAGATGTCGCCAATCGGGATAGTCTGTTCCCACTTTAACAGTTGTGTACTAGATATGGGCATGAATCGCATAGCAAACCCGCCAGCAGATCTAACCGTAGTGTCTGCCAGACTTGTTCCAGTTCGTACTATCTCACCAGTACGTGTCCAACTCATATCGGCGTTGTTGACAGAATTTGAGTTAGTAATAGCGAGTCGTGTACCCTCAATAACTACAAGTTGGTTAGTTGTTGAAATAATTGGTACGAAGTTCGGTTTTTCCATAACTACGTTGATAAGATTACAGCCAGCATCTGGATATATATGTGAGGTCGTTCCAGGACTATTTAACCCAAGCTCATTTCGCATTGTTAGATTGATAACAGACTGCTGGAAGCGTAGTGATGTTGGTGTACCATCCCAAGTGTTGCCAGACCATTCTGTGCAGTTGATGAAGTTCTCAAGATACCATTGCCAGCCTCCACTTGAACCACCACGTATGTAGTTGTTCTTTATCGTGGAGTTTTTCCCACGCAACACCCCTATTGAAAGTGCTTCAAAATAGTTGTCTTCTATATCCCAGACTATATAGCCTGTATTACCAGGCAGCTTATACCCGTTATACTGCAACCCATTAAAGTTATTTTTTATCACATAGGTACCTGCTGTCCATGCATCTGATTGAGTAAATCCTGATATAGTTGTTGTTGAACCAAATCCATGACATCCCTCTATCCTTATGCCATCGTACGGAGAATATCCAATAGCAAGGAATACTGAACTAGTGGTTCCTCTTACACAATTCTCTATAACCCACTGAGAACGATAACTCGCATTTAGCTCAAGGGATTGAGAAGTCGCCGCATAGTTGAAGTTGAAGGAGTTATTAGTTGCTTGATTGGTTACATACATACTAACGCCAGACATATAGAAATTTGATGGAACCCCAAATGAGAATGTTTGTGCCCCCGTAGTATTGGTTCTTACGAAGTTTATACCAAACCCATTTACTCTGTATGCGGTAGCCCCAGCGATTCTATTGCTTGTAGCTATCGTAGGCGTAACAGAAACAGTGGTGGCGGTCGTACCAGTTACGGTGTAGTAAGTAACCGTAGTGTTGCTAGTTGCTGCCATATTGTTGATGAAGAAGACGTCACCATTAGATATGCCTGTTGTACTAGCAACTGAAAATGAAGATGCCCCAGTATTTGCTTGAGCAGTAAGGGTGTACTGTCGGTTAGCTGGTACCTCACCAAAGAAAAAATATGATGAGCGTAAGGATGAGAATGGTCCAATACTTTTAATACCATGTGCTGTTCCAACTGTTAATGGGATTTGGTCATACGTAAGAGCTTTTGAAGCTGGTATTGGTGATGCTTGAGTGCCAGCCTGCCAACCAGAATGTGCTCCTAGTGTTATAAGGCCATTAATAGATAATGTCATTGTTGCGGCGGGTTGTATCTGGAACTTTGCAACATTATTAGTAGCAGTTGGCGGAGAATCTGATTTGCAGACCCAAACAGCTACAGCATTCGCTGTGTCACCTGTGCCAAGTGTACCTTTTATAGTGCAGGTTTGAGATACCGTAACGATATCTTTACAGATTACCGTATCGTTATTGCTGAATGTAACGGCGTTATCGCACCAGGCAGCATAGAACGGGGCAGTTCCATTAGATGTTAATATTGTCCAGTCACCCGTACCTGCACCTTGAGTTATTTCTAGTGTCCATACACCACCAGCAGTGGTAACTGCATAGGGAGTGGTAAACGTGAATGGCGTAATCCAAAATCCCGATGGGTCTGTGCTATTACAAATGGTTGATGCGGTAAGCGTCTTTGAGGCTCGGATGGTTCCTGACTCTTTAAGGGTGACGGTAACATCTTTTGTGAATGTTGACGATCCTCCAAGTGCAATGACAATTCCCTGGGCGTTACCAGCGTTAGCATATGTTAAGGAAATCGTACGGGTAGAGGCTAGAGATAAACTAGTGCTATTAAAAGCAGACAAGTTATACGATTCTACTCGGTAGTGCCCGCTAACGGTATGTAGATCAGTGTTACCATTTGAAATAATTACTGCCATTAGATCACCTCATATCCTTGTATTACTTGGTCTATCAGAATATCTAAGTCTTCTTTAGTTGAACCCATCTCTCCCGTAGTGGTAAGGTCAGGGACTTCAACATCACCCCCATCTGATATATTCCACTTAACATACGAAGCTTCGGTATCAGAATCAAGATTGTAGTATTTCTTGTAAGTAGCCTTCATGAGTAACTCAAGCTTTCTCTGTTGCTCCAGATGTTGTTGAATGAATCATCGCCATCTGCGAACAGCTTAACTAAGCCAGTAGTACCAGCGATTGCTGTGTTCCATGCGGGGACGTTACCAGTACCAGTGTTATACGGTATTAGACGTACTCCCTCGGCATTTATGTTGACGTTTCCGCCCAGAGTAGCAGATGGGTTTACTGGCCCCATGATTGAGCTAGTGTCGTTGTTTAGGCCGCCACGAGTATCTTGGTCAATGGTTAGTGTGAAGTTACCGTTGATGTTATAAGTATCATCTCCAGCCTTACCAGATAGAGCGTCAATGTTAGTATCTGAGGTAATTGTAAAAGTAGCCATTAGAAAGTGCTCCCATAACTAGCATAGCTTTGTGATGCACGATCAGTCCAAGCAGTTGAGTAATCTGACGCTCCAGCCGTATACAAGAACGTATTGTCGGCTAGAGTCTTACGCATGATATACCATGCACCATCTTTATCTTCAAAACCAAAGTATTTATAGGTGGCCGTTGCTTCTATGTTTGATATAGAGTAAGCGTCAGTTGGTTTAGGTGTTGTAGTAATGCTCCCTATAGCAGTGACTATTTCATCCTGCTTGGCGGTTGTGGCAAGCCCAGTTGTATCAACACCACCACCACCTCTGCTTGCACTAGTTATATTGTCATCAAAGATAAGTCTATTGCCAGCTTTGATTACACGCCTATAGGGTCGATAGTCCTCTGGGAGTTGTCCTGGCTCTGGGGCGGGTACAATGTTCTCTTCTACTCGCTGGCGTATCTCTATGATCGCCTTGCTCATCTCTTCTAAATCGATATTAACAACTGGTTGATTAGCCTCAATTGCATCAACCAGTGGGGTGAGGTCTATTTCTTGGGGCTTCTGTTCGCTAGGGAGCTGTTTAGCAAGGTTCTCTAGCTGCTCACTAATATCAATAGAGTTTGCAATGTTTTCTAGTTGTTCTACCAACACAGAGCCGTCAAACGGCTTGTTATCGTTTAACATGGTGTGTAGTGAGCGTATCTCCGTCAAAAGCTCCTGGGTGGCTTCTAGCGAAGCCTCGTGACGTTCCTTTGACACTGCCCTACGCTTCTTGGCTAGGTCTAGCTTAATCTGCTGTGTAGATTTCATCGATCAATGTCTCCAATTCTTTTATCCGCTCGTCCTTTTGCTTGGATAGCTCTTTGGCTTCTTTCGTTCGGCCATCCATAGCAGCTATCTTCTCAGCCATAGTATTTACTTCTGCTTCCAGTGATCTAACATTTAGGTACGACTCTGTATCAAAACCCTTCTGCCCCTCTAATACGGGTAGCATAGTACAGCGACAGTTGACATGGAGTGGCGGGTTCTTCACAGCAGCGTAGTCGAACTTCGTAGATACGTCGCCAACCTCTAGTGAGTCGCCTTTATCAAAGTAATTCTTCTTGAGTGGGATGATCTTGCCGTTCATTTCGGCACATAGAGGGTCTACACGGTCGTCTAAGGCTGTTAGCCACTGTTTTGCTACCACAACCCCACTCTTGTCCCAAGCGTCCATTGTAGCGTAGTTAGAAGCCTTGATTACCTCGGTTCGGGTTACTCTGTCAGCCTGTGTCTTGCTATATTCAGTAAATACTTGCCGTATATCGGCTTTGATTTGAGGGATTGACTTACCATCAGCAATGCCCTGCACTAACAGGTCGATCATCTTATCTCGGTCTGTTTCTATCATGGAAGTAGCAAAGCGTTTGACTTCTCTCTCGATAAAGCCAGTAATGTCGGTCGGTATGTAGGTTGAATCGCCAACTAAGCTCATCGCTAGCTGACCGGATAGGGCTGCAACCTCTGTAAGTATCGGGGTAAAGTCAATCATTGCTCTAGTGATCTCAGCATCTTCATTAATCAATGCCTTACTCATTTCGGCAACCTCGCCTGGCACAGCTTCCAACGCTCGATCTACTAGGCCATCAATGTACTGGGTGACTTTATTGTGGAACTTTTGCTCAGTATGCTCAACGACATCTATCTGTCGCCTGTGGAACGACCAAACCTGCTCATTGGTAAAT